CCTAGCATTTTGCAACAGGCTGCATCGTATTTGCATAATGCGCATGGGCCAGTTCCAGTTTTACAACCAGACATTGTTCAAATTCAAAATAACCTACAGAAAAAAGGTTATGGTGTTGGACTTCAGCCAGGCACATGGAACCAACAGTGGGCGCAGGCTTGGAATAGTCACGCACAAGATGCCTTGAAGGCTCCAGGTTTTGGTAATGTTAAATCTCTTCCATTCTGGAAGGGTGTTCTTAGCGAACTTAAACCAAGAGAATGGTCTGACTCAATCATTCACTCAGTAGTAAATTATGTGCACACTCTTCCAGAACAAGGACGCCAATTACTTACCGACCTTGCTGTAGAAGGTGGCAATTATATTGACCCTAAAAACATTGTTGATATGTTTAATCCAAACATTTCTCCAGCAGACCAAGCGGCATTTAGAGCACGCGAAGCAGGCCGTGCATCAAAAATAGAAAGTGCTCTCGGTGGCAAGGTAGTACCAGAAAATATTAACATGACAGCACGTGCTGCCTCAGACCTTGCAAATGTTTTTAATTTAATTCTTCTTAAGGGTGCAGGAAAAGCAACCTTTAGCGCAGTGGGTGCTTTAGGTAAAGCAACTGCAACACAGTTAGCAGAAAAAGAAACTATTTCTGAGGCAGCAAAAAGTTTATTTACTCGTAGCCTTCCAGAAGATTGGGCTGCTTCACCCCGCTATACCTTTGTTAGAAGTCTTTATCAAGGTGGCGTTGAAGGTGGAAAAGGTATAGGTGCCCTGCGTTTTCTTGAAAACGTTCCAGTACTCAAACGTATGCTTCCAGCAATTGATGCCCTTGATGCAGAAGGCTCAAAGTATTTTGGCTTTAAGCAGGCCATGGCGCAGTCAATGCGTATTCCTGCACGCCAACTTACTTCAATATTGCAGGCAAAAGGTTCACTTACTGGTTTGGGTTTGCTTGCTTCAGAAGAACTTGTCAAAGGTGCAGGCGGAACGCCTATTTACGATTCAACTGCAACTCAAGGATATGGCGGATTGCTTGGCAATGCTTTAGATGTTGCTGGCATGTTTGCTGGAGCACCAACTAAAGGCTTAAATGCAAGCAAGAATGTTGGTCAAGTTGTAACTGATGCGCATGGCGCTCTACACAATGCACTTGGTTCTATTGGTATTGACGTACCATTACGCAAAGGACTAGGGTTTAGCCTCAAGGAACTTAACGATGCTTTTACCCCAGCAAGAGTTAATGACCATTTTATCAACACAAAATTAAATCAATTTGCAGCATCGCATTATGCAAAGAAAATGCTTAATGCTGATGTATATGCTGGAAAATTAGATTTTAATAGTCAAGAAGCAATTCAGGCTTTGCAGAATTATGAGCATGATGCTCTTAATAACCCAGACATTCTTGGCCCAGAACGCGAATCACTTATTCTGCAACCATCCATTCTTGCTAATTATTATCGCAATGATTTTGCAAATCAACTTGGATTAAATGTTCGTGCAGGAAAGCCATCAGAAAAAAATAAACAACTTTACATTGAAGCAATGAATAATTTTTTCAAAGTGCACGAGCCTATGTCTACAGTCCTTCATGCCCCTCATCGCAATATGGTATATGGTTCAGCAAGCCAGGTAAAAATTGAAGATGCAATTACAAAGGGACTTGCCGAAGACTGGGGCAAAAAGATTCCTGGTTTTGACCAAATTATCCCTGGAACAAATAACCCTTCATACTTGCATATTAATTCTAATATCAATGAGTTTTCCCCAGATGCAACTAAACTTGTGCGCACTACACCTTATGGTGCAGGCGTTACAACTACAGAAGATACTGGTATTGCTGGACGTGCTAACGCAAGCATCTATGCTATGACTCATGTGCCAGCAGGTACAGAACTTCCTAAGTTCTATGATATGATTAAAAAGGGCAACAACTCTATTATTAACACTGCTGTGCAGGGATGGCTTAAGGGCAACCGTATTGATGCTACACCAGAAGTTGAAAACTTACGCAAGATTATGGGTAACAAGTTTAACTTCTCAGCACAGGATACAATTACAGCCTTTAGAAAAGCACTTGCCTCAACTGGCAAGATGAACAAGGACCAGATTGATACAACCGTTAATGGTATTACACAGTCCGTCCTAGAAGAAAAAGGCTATACAGGTTTTCATTACTTTGATGACAAACTGGGTAAACAAACTGTCATTAACCCAGACCGCGCTAAGGCAGTTATGGTTAAATTAGACCCATCTTTAAGTAAAGAAAATGTTATTCCAAGTTACCTTACACATAATAATATTAATGGCCGCGGTGCAATTGGTGTAGCAAACAAAGATAAATTTATAGCACAAGATGCACAAAGAGCAGCACGAGGATTGTTTGATGAGATGGCAAAACTTGGCCATACATCAGCAGTTGATGCTGCTCGCTCTACTCTGCAGTTAGAAGAACAACAAGGACTTAAAGATGTTCCGCTTCCAAATTTTAAAGGTGGCACGCTTGGTGATGCAGAAATTGCTATTGCACAAAAAGCACGCAACATTCTTACAACTAAACTTGGTTATTCACCAAATGAAATAAGTCTTCTTGACCCAATTCAATCTATCTCTGAGATTTATCGTGCGTCTAAAAATCTTGCTTCTGAAGCACACATTCCTCTTGATGCACCTAAAGCGCTAAAAGATGCTTTTGAAGCAATTAAATCTGCTGGGTATAGGGTTGTATTAGGTACTGATATTGGACATTCTTTTGAAACACCAATTTTGCACCCTGCAATTATTGAGCAACATACAAAAATGTTACGCCGTGCAGCAATGCGTTTTGGTTTTGATACCAGTAAAATTAATGATTTGACTACGGCCCAGGCTCGACGCACAAGTGTTGAATCTAGACTTAATAATTTAATTGCAAAAGGAAAAGTGCAACCCGCAAATGGCGACAATGGAAGTTCTATTTATTCTACACTTTTGGAGGGCGCGCAGTCAGGTTTATATAGTACTGACTCACGCTTATCTAATGGATTTCGTAGTTTTATGCAAGGTTTCCGTGGCGGTCCAGAAGGTAAGTTTACTGAACAGCAACTTGGAGATTTATCCAAGGTATCATATAAAAATATACAGGCTGCCAAGGAAGATGCCCAGATTAAATCTATGCAAATATTTAACCAAGCACACGGTATTCGTGATTTAAGCATTAAGCAGATGGTTAAGATTCTTACTCGTCCAATAAACCCAGATGACCCACTGGGCAACCTTGCGCCTCGCTATACACGTGAAGATGCAATGAGGATTGCCAAAGAAGTTCTTATTGGATATGCTGACACTCCTGCATCTTTAGTAGGTACTGGAAAAGTTGAAGATTTTATTCGTGCGTCCAATGCTATGATAACTAATGCAACAGCATCATTCTTTGGCCAGGTGCCACTACTTAAGAACTTTAAGATTGGCGAAGGAACACTAGCCAATAACTTTGCTTCATTACCCAATGATTTGGCACGTCTTCGTGACAGATGGCGCTTTGATTATAGCCCTGTTTTTGCGGCACGTCGTTTGGCTAAGACAAATCTTAAGGCTGCTGCTGAAGGTATTCCTCCTGTAAGGAATCCATATGTAGCATTAAGTAGACTTGGTAAAGTAGATGAAGCATTTGCTACTTTGCAGCGCACAATGCCAGAGGTTTACCGTGCTCAGAAAGATTTAGAGCCACTAGAAAAATTCCTTCAGCAGAGTGACATTTTTAATATCTACAACCCAGCACACATGATGGCCTGGCAAGCACATAACCTAGAACAACTAGGATTATCAGATGCAGAGATTACTGCAAAGTTAACCAAGATTAATACCTATGGTGAGCGTACTCCGCTTGAGCGTACAGTCAATACGTTCTTCTACCCATTCTCATTTAATAAAACTTTGTACCGTAGCGTTGGTGGATATTTACTTGACCATCCTGGTGAAACTATGCTTATTGATGCAGGGTTTGACCTGTATCATAAGATGAATCTGGATGACCCAAATGATGGACTTGGAGCATGGGTGACAAAGCACGCACCACTACTTGATGAACTCAAGAAGTTAAATGCTTTTGAACACGGTACTGGTTTAGGTCAGTTCGGTGGTATCAACGCCCCATATCTAAGTTCATTTATGAATATATTTAGCCCACAACAAATTACGCCAAGCAATGCTCAGGCTGCTTACAAGAGTTGGTTCAACGCAATCCCTGCACTGTCAGAATTAAATACCGTCCTGTTTGGTAAGGGTGCATTGACTGACCCACAAGGAAGCCTTGTCCAAACAGGAAAGACTGGCTATTGGGCAATTATGAATCAAGTGCAAAACTTAAAGGAACTTGCTGGTAAGCATCGTGATGCGGCGCATACAACCCTTACTGAACAGGCTCAAATCCAGGCTGGAATTGAAGCAGTTACACAGTTAAAGGTGCAACTAGCAGATGTCATTGGTACAGGCGCAAAGTGGCCAGATAGCAAAGCATTCCCAGCAATCGTACGTGGAAATTTAATTAATGCTTTATCAATTGGACAATTTGTTAATACGGTTTACCCTGCGTATGACCCAAGCGTGGGTACGGCATTAGCAATTAAGCGCCAAGGAGAAGCAAAAAGATATGTTGCAAGCCTTGATGGAACATTCCGCTATGAAGCATACGATGCATTTATGAATGCTGCCGATTCATTGGTTACCCGCCTTCATAAAACTTCTGACCCAGAAACAATTAGGGCGGCTGTTGGACCACTACGTGAGATAGCAGTCAACCTTGCTGAACAAGATTCAAAGTTTGTTTCTTTCTACAACAGATATTACCAGAACGCATTTGGACCTATTGAGGGGTTGAGTAAATAATGGCAACAACTAAGAAACAACAAACACTTTTACTTACCCCTGAGCAGATTCAAGCACTCAAGAATTCTGCATCAGGCAGCACTTCAGTTACTGGCACAAAGGCTGTAGATTCAGCGCTAGTTAACAACAACCAACTTGGATTTAAAGATTCTAATGGAAAGTTGCTTCCTAATGCCATCACGGTGGCCCAGTTAGAGTCTACTCTTAAAGATACAAAAAACAAATATAATACGGCGGCTATTGAAACTTTGAAGCAAAAGGCTATAGTTACAATGCCTCCTGGCTCATCGTTAAGTGCAACTGGAGAAATAACACCAACAGAAATTGTTGCAATTCGCGATGTTGCTGCTAAAGGATATATGTACACCCCAGGTGGAACACCCATTGATTTGATTGGTACTGCAGCGGCTATCAAAAATGGAACCCTTAATAATTCTGTGTATCCAGATACTTCTTTTAGCCGAACAAACATTGACCAACCAAATATTGAAGCAAGCAAGTCAACTATTAATGATATATTTTTGGGTCTTCTCGGGCGTACTGCTACCGAAAAAGAAATCAATCAGTACACACAAAAGTACCTTAACTACGCTGCAAAGAATCCAGTAAGCACAGAATCTGGTGCAACTACATATAGAAATGTTACTACCCAATCTGCTTCTGGTGCTCCATCTAATCGCGTGATGAAGGGCTCACAGTCTTATACTAGCACTAGCAACAACCTTACAGAGCAAGAGTTTATGAAGAACCAGGTACGCCAGTCAGGTGAATATAATGCATTTACTGCAGCAGGTTCAGCCTTTGACATGCTTACTAATATGGCCAAGAAAGATACGGGTGCTATGTAATGGCGACTAAACCAGCAGCAAATGCAGCAGGGGCTCTTGTGCCTGGAGAAGTAAGCGGAGCAGTAGATGTAGCCTCAGCAGAAAAAGTACTTAAGAATAACTATGCAGCACAGTGGGCATTCTGGCATCAGCAAGATACAGTAGATGCTAGTGGTAATGTAGTTGAGGGCGAACTTGCTAAGTTGCTTGACACTGCTATCCAAAAGGGATGGCTTCAGGCGCAAGACCCAACCAACTTTGAAACAGCATTACGTTCTACTAAGTGGTACCAAGCCAATGGTGCGCAAGGACTACTTGCTGCTAAAGATGAGTTCAGCAATCCACCTACATGGCAGGCTTCACTTTCCAAGCGCACTACAGATATTCAGAGCACAGCACTGGCGCAAGGTTATCAACTTGACCCACAGACAATTCAGAACCTTGCTCGTACATCTCTTTACTCTGCTTATGACAATACTGTATTTGGAAGTAGTGCATATCAGACACAGTTAACTTCCAAGATTGCCCAAGCAGCGGTTGCTGCAAAGACACCAATTGCTCTTGGTGCAGGACTTACCAATGAGCAGAAGTTGCGTGTATACGCACAGGACATGGGTGTTAACCTAGGTGACAAGTGGTTTACTGATGCTGCTAACACCATCAATGACCCACTATCTGGTGCTGACTATGGCACATACCAGAAGATGATTCGTGATAATGCTTCCGCTAAGTACTCAGGTTTCTCTGACCTTATTGGCAAAGGCGTAACTGTTCGCCAGATTGCTGACCCATATGTACAATCAATGGCAAACATTCTTGAAGTAGACCCAGCAACTATTGACTATACAAAAGATGAGACTGTCAAGAAGGGCCTTGGATTTAGCATGGCTCAGGGTGGTGTAACTCAACCTATGCCAATGTGGCAGTACGAGCAATCTTTACGTCAGGACCCACGTTGGGCATACACAAATAATGCTCGTGATTCCGTCAACGGCATGGCACATCAGGTACTCAAAGACTTCGGATTGATGGGGTAACAAATGGCTAAAGCACCTTTAGAATCAATTGGAATGGGTGGCAACGTACTTACTCCAGAACAGCAAGCACAGGTTTCAGCAGAAGCAGCAAATGCTGCAGTCACTACTGCACTTAATGCATCTGGTGGTCCAGTTCTTCCAGCAGCATATAGCCCTGGTAATTTTCGTGCAGCAGAGGAAGCATCTAATGCTCCGTTCTATGCAGAAAATCCTGACTATGTAGCAGAGATGATGCGTGGTCCACAAGAAGCCAAAGCACCAATGACGCCAGCAGGTTCTACAGGTTCAACTGGTTCGACTGGTGCTGCTGTCCCTTACACACCAACAGGTTTAACCGCAGCCGAAACAGCCAACCGTCAAAATATCTTTGACCAACTTACATCAATCTTTACAACATACGGTGTCATCAAGCCTGGGGACCCAGCCTCTGATGCACTACTCAAGACAATGAAAGACTTGGCAATGTCGGGTGCTGGCTCAGATACCATCAGCCTTGCGTTGCAACAGTCAGATGCATATAAGACACGCTTTGCTGGTAATGAAGCACGTAGAGCAGCAGGACTTTCAGTCCTTAGCCCAGCAGAATATATTGCTACCGAGAAAGCGTATGACCAGGTTCTGCATGCAGCAGGTGTACCAACAGGTTTCTACCGTGGCACTGGTGAAATGGCTAAGTTGATTGGTGCAGATGTATCACCAACAGAACTTCAGACTCGTGTTGACTTGGCTGCCAAGAGTATTTCAAATGCAGACCCATTCTATACACAGCAACTTCAGAACTTCTATGGTTTGAGCCAAGGTGACATGATTGCTCATGTACTTGACCCAGCAGTAGCAGCACCGCTTATTCAACAGCAGGTATCAACTGCAAATGTTGGTGCAGCAGCAGCACGTAACGCAACTAACGTTGACCTTTCAACTGCAGCACAGTTGGCTGGTATGGGTATTAGCCAGGCTCAAGCAGAGCAAGGCTTTGGAAACATTGCAGCGCAACTTCCTGCTATGCAAGCAATTGCATCTCGTTACCAAGGATTTGGTACAGCAGGTCAAGTTGGACAAGAACTACAGTCTGCAACATTTAATGCACCAATCAGCGGCTTGACTCCAGCACAATCTGAGCAAGCACTCAAGCGACTACAGACACAAGAAGCATCATCCTTCGGTGGTTCTGCAGGCGCAGCGAAGGGAAGCCTACTCGGTTCAGAAGAAGGCGTTTCCTAAATAAGAATCCGTACAGACTCACCAGCGTCTGCCACGCGTATTAAAGACTGGTAGTAGGAGCCAAATACTTCTTCCCCTGGAAGTAATTGAGGCCTGCGTCTCACACTAAACGAAAGGGAGTGCCACATGGCAAACCAATATGAAGATGACGACTTTGATGAAATCGAAGACGTTCAAGACCAAAACGGCCCAGCGAATCTTCGCAAGGCATTAAAGAGAGCCGAGAAGGAGAAGAAGGATTTAGCCGAGCAATTGGCATCAATCCAGTCGGACCTTCGTTCACGCTCAGTCAAGGAAGTATTGGCAACTAAAGGTGTGCCAGATAAAGTCGCTAAGTTTATTCCTAGTGAAATTAGTACACCAGAACAGATAGATTCATGGCTTACTGAGAATGCAGATGTATTCGGATTTAGTAAGACTGAAGAGGCTGTTCAAGCCGACGAGGAAACTCAGGCGAATGTTACTTCGTATCAACGAATTAACGCAGCAACCCAGAATGCAGGAACTCCAAGCCGCGACCAGGATTTGGCCGCAAAATTGGCTGGAGTTAAATCTCTTGAAGAATTAAATGCACTAACTGGGAATCCATCAGCCCGATTTACTCGTGGCAAATAACCCATCCGCACAAACCTTATAGAAAGAAGGTGACACATGGCTAACGCATATACAGATTCATCCAGCGGGTCGCTAGGTAACTACCTAGTCCAAACCGCGTATGACC